AAAAGATTGGGGTTATATAGATGAAGACAACCAGATTTCAGTTTGGGATGCCGAAGGTGAAAAAACTATGGATTGGGATGACGCAAAGAAAATGTATGCTGAAATGGACCAAGCATACTTTGACGCTATTGGTTGTTCAGATTGTACCTGGGATACTATTGATTGGGATACTATTGATTGGGACGCTGTAGATTGGGACGAATATTCGGACAAATATAATGAACTATTAGAAGACTATGGTTTAACTTCTTGGAATGTTGATGTAGATGAACAAGATGTTGTTGAAGATACAAAAGATGAAACAGAAGCAACTGTTGTTGAAGGATATACTTGGGAAGATTTTGCTTTAGATGATGACTATTATAATAATAATGAATACAAAAACGCAGGTGGTCCTCCGACATTAACAGTACAAAACTATTGTGAGTACAATGGCTATGATGATTACTGGTGTAACCAAGATTATGTTGATTATCTAAATGACTGGTACAAAGATGATTGGACTTTAAAAGTAACCAATGATAGTTGGACTAAAGAATCTAAAAAGATATTTGGTAAACTATATGGTTGGTGTGGAAGTTGGCCAAACTATAAAATGTGTGATGACCAGCCTAAACCTTGGAAGATGAAAGACTTAAAGAAGACTTATATAACTAATTGGAGTTGGGACGATTGGGACATATATTGGGACGCATTATACGATTGGTGGTGGACAGGTTACGATTATAATAATGAAGATGATGAGAGTAATTGGGAAGATGAATATTCTTATGAAGATGACTATGATATAGACGCAGAATTGGAAATATTATTAGCAAGTTATGATGAGGAAGATTGTTTAAATTATGGATACTATTGGGACAATGCAAATCAATCCTGTGGTACAGAATGGGTTGACAATAGTGGTTCAGAAACACAGGTAACTGCTAGTGGTGAAACTTTAAATTATACTACTGGAGATGTAACTCAAACTTTAACTACAACAAGTGGTGGTGTGTCAACAAGTACCACTTCAACAGGAAGAGTTTCAACGTTAGATAACGACTTTAACGCAACAGCTTCAACCTCTGGTGATTACACAATCATAAATAGATATAACGACAATCATAGGGCTTATATTAAGGTTGAAACTTCCAAGACAGCTGATATTCAAATTTTACAAGATTCAGAAGCACAGAATATAGATGTTGGCGATATTATACCTCCTGGATACCCATACATAACAATAATACAGACGGACTAACTATGGACTACGGAACTATAAATTTATTAATAATATTCGGTTTATTAATTTGGATGAATTGGTCTATTAACAAATGGATAGATAGGAATTTTTAAATGGCGGATAGTGATATTCAAAAATTAAACACACAATTACAAGTCTTAAAAAATGAAGTAGGACAAGTATCAACTGTTAACTCAAAACTTGATCAGGCAATAGATAAACTAACAGATATTTCTGCTAGTATTAAATCTATGTTGGCTGTACACGAAGAAAAATTAGCAAAGCAAGAAGAAATAGATAAAGCGATATTCAATTTATTAGAAAATCGTAGAGTTGAAAGTGACAATAAATTTGAAGATATACACGGCAGATTGAATAAGTCTGTTGATAATTTAAGACAAGAAGTTGAACTATCAGAAAAGCGTTTAATGTGTGAAATTAAGACTTTAGCGTCAAATTTAGACGGTAGGATCGGCGTGTTTGAGAAATATAGATATATCATCATAGGTGCCTCAATCATCATAGGACTGTCTATGCCATCTATATTAAGTGTCTTAAAGATAGTAGGGTAAACTGCTTGACTTTTTCACATATATAGTATATACTTTTTGTTATGAGTGGTTACATTGATTTAAATTATATATCTAAAATACAGCCGAGATTACAACAGTTTAAAAAGAAAAGAGATTATCTTTTCAATTTTAGATGTCCAGTTTGCGGAGATTCTAAAAAATCTAAAACAAAAGCAAGAGCATATCTTTATAGAGTTAAAAATGATATGTTTTTTAAATGTCATAATTGTAGTGCTTCACACAATTTGGCTAATCTTATAAAATTAGTTGACAGACCTCTATATGATGAATATATTTTAGAAAGATATAAGGGTAGTAAACCTACCAATGAACAAAGTCTATTTGATAAATTCAAAACAGACACAAAAGCAAAATTAAAATCTACACCCCTACAAGGCCTTACAGCCTTTAGTACTTTGGAGGATACACATCCTGCAAAAAAATATTTGCTAAAAAGAAAAATACCAAAGGATTACTTTGATAGATTATATTATTGCGACAAGTTTCAAGCCTTTGTAAATAAGGTGCGTCCAGGGACTTTCACCTCCCTAAATACACTTACAAGATACGAACATCCGAGATTGATTATACCATTTTATGATGTTGACAATGAAGTCTTTGCTTTGCAAGGACGATCATTTGGGAAAGAACAGCCAAAATATCTAACAATTAAACTACAGGAAAACAAACAAAAAATATTTGGACTTGAACGAGTAAATCTTCATAATACTTTATACATAGTTGAAGGTCCGTTAGATAGTTTATTTTTAGATAATTGTCTTGCTGCTGGTGGGGCTGACTTACAACTACCTGTTGAAAAAAAGGATGTTGTTTTTATATTTGATAATGAGCCGAGAAATAAAGAGATAATAGATAGAATGTATAAAATGATTGATAAGACTTATATGATAGTAATATGGCCAGAAGGTACAAAGGAAAAAGATATTAACGAAATGATAGTGAACGGCAAGACAAAAGAAGAAATACAAAATATTATATCAGATAATACCTATTCAGGTTTATCAGCAATCACACAACTAAATTCATACAAACGCATAAGTTAAGGAGTAATATGGTAAGCACAGGATACGAGTCTATTAATGTCAATAAAAGAAATGGAAGAAAAAGCGAACCCCTTAACATTGATAAGATACACGAAATGGTGGAGTATGCTTGTGAAGATATAACAGGTGTATCAGCTTCACAGGTAGAAATGAATAGTGGCTTACAATTTTATGATGGAATATCTACCAACGAAATACAACAAATTTTAATAAAATCAGCTGCAGATTTAATTTCATTAGAAACTCCTAACTACACTTATGTAGCATCCAGATTACTACTTTACAGTTTAAGAAAACAAGTTATACACAAATTATGGGACCATCCACACTTTTATGACCACGTAAAAAAAGTTGTAGATTCAGGTTTATATGATAAAGAAGTAACTACACATTATCAAAGAAAAGATTTTGATAGAATGGAGAACTGGATTAATCATAATAGAGATTATGATTTTACCTATGCAGGTTTAAGACAAGTTATAGACAAATATTTAGTACAAGATAGGAGCATTAATACAATATATGAAACACCGCAGTTTATGTATATGATGATTGCTGCTACTCTCTTTGCAAAATATCCAACAGAAAGGAGAATGTCATATGTTAAAAAATATTATGACGCAATTAGTCAATTCAAAATCAATATACCTACGCCTGTTATGGCTGGTGTTCGTACTCCTCTTCGGCAGTATGCGAGTTGTGTATTGGTTGATATTGATGATACCTTACCTTCTATTTTCTCTGGCGATATGGCCATTGGAAGGGATATCGCACAAAGAGCTGGAATCGGAATCAATGCTGGAAGAATACGAGGTATCAATAGCAGGATCCGAGGGGGAGAGGTCCAACATACTGGAGTTATACCTTTTCTTAAAAAGTTTGAAGCTACGGTTAAGTGTTGCACTCAAAATGGAGTTAGAGGCGGTTCAGCAACTGTACACTTCCCTATCTGGCACCAAGAAATAGCAGACATTATAGTCTTAAAAAATAATAAAGGTAGTGAAGATAATAGAGTTAGAAAATTAGACTACTCTATACAACTATCTAAATTATTTTATGAAAGATTTATTAATGAAGAAGAAATAACATTATTCTCACCACACGAAGTTCCTGAATTATATGAAGCGTGGGGTACACCAGAGTTTGATGAACTTTATGTAAAGGCAGAAAGAAAAATAAGTGTTAATAAAAAGAAAGTATCAGCACAAACTTTATTTTTTGATATTTTAAAAGAAAGAGCAGAAACAGGTCGTATATACATAATGAATATTGACCATTGTAATACTCACTCCTCTTTTAAAGATAAGGTGACTATGAGTAACCTATGCCAAGAAATTACTTTACCAACCACTCCAATACAACACATTGATGGAGAAGGTGAAATTGCTTTATGTATTTTATCTGCCATCAATGTGGGTAAAATAAACCAATATGATGACTTACAATCATTGTGTGATTTAGCAGTTAGGGCTTTAGATGAAATTATAGATCACCAAAAATATCCAATTAATGCAGCTGAAGTTTCTACAAAAGCGAGAAGAAGTTTAGGTGTTGGTTATATTGGACTTGCTCATTATCTTGCTAAAAAAGGATACAAATATGACCAGAAATTAGCTTGGAGAGAAGTTGATAAATTATCAGAAGCATTCCAATATTTCTTATTAAGTGCTAGTGTTAAACTTGCAAAAGAAAAAGGACCTTGCTCAGCATTTAAACAAACAAAATATGCTGATGGTATATTACCTATTGATACATATAAGAAAGATGTTGATGATATAGTTAAACGAGATTTAACATATGATTGGGAATGGTTAAGAAAACAAATTAAAGAACACGGATTAAGACATAGTACATTATCAGCACAAATGCCAAGTGAGTCGTCTAGTGTTGTTTCAAATGCTACAAATGGTATTGAACCACCTAGAGATTATTTGTCTGTTAAGAAATCTAAAAAGGGACCATTAAAACAGATTGTACCTGAATATAATAAATTAAAAAACTTTTATACCCTTCTTTGGGATATGAAAGGGAATGAAGGATACATAAATATCGTTGCAGTAATGCAAAAATATTTTGACCAAGCAATTAGTGGTAATTGGTCATACAATCCTGAACATTATACAGAAGGTCAAGTGCCAATATCAAAAATGGCCGAAGATTTATTGACAACCTATAAATTAGGTTGGAAGACTTCTTATTATCAAAACACTTATGATAGTAAGAGAGATGAAGATGAACCAGCACATCCTATTGGGTTCCATGACAATGTGTTAGATGATAAACAAGAAGTAAAAGAGGAAGACGATCCAGAAAACTGTGATACGTGTACAATTTAAATGAAAAGAAAAAACAAAAAAATAAATAAGGTTGTATGTGACTCTTGGCCACATCCACATTCATATGAAAGTCTATATGATTGTATAGTATCAGACCAAGTACCAGCTGAAGATATAGCATTTTACTTTGAAGATATGGGATTTAAAAAGTATTACGATAATAGAGAAAGTATTTAAATGGAAAAATGTAAGAACTGTAAATGTGAAGCTCATTGTCCCGAAACTTGTATGAATTGCAAGTGTAAGAAATGTGATTGTTCGGTTTGTGAGAAACCAAGACCAAATGTTAAAACAGGAGATGAAATAGTACAATAATGAAAAGTGTATTTAATAAAAGTAAAAAACTAGACGCTACAAAACAACAAATGTTTTTTGGTCCTGATTTAGCAGTACAAAGATATGATACGTTTAAATATCCTGTCTTTGATAGATTGGCACAACAACAATTAGGGTTCTTTTGGAGACCAGAAGAAGTATCTTTACAAAAAGATAGAAACGATTATAATGAATTATCTGAAGCACAAAAGTTTATATTTACAAGTAATTTAAAATATCAAACAATGTTAGATAGTGTACAAGGTAGAGGACCTTGTTTAGCATTCTTACCTTTTGTTTCTTTACCAGAACTAGAAGGTTGTATAGTTGCTTGGGATTTCTTTGAAACAATCCATAGTAGAAGTTACACATATATTATCAAAAATTTATATTCAAATCCTAGTGAAGTTTTTGATACTATAATAGAAGATGAAAAGATAGAGAAAAGATCAAAGTCAGTTACAGAAGCATATGACCATTTGATTCATTTAGGTTATAAGTATCAATTAAATCCTAAATCAGTTAATGAATATGATTTAAAGAAAGCATTATATTTAGCAATGATAACTGTAAATGTATTAGAAGGAATAAGATTTTATGTTTCATTTGCTTGCTCATTTGCATTTGGAGAACTTAAATTATTAGAAGGTTCAGCAAAAATTATTTCAATGATTGCTAGAGATGAGAGTCAACACCTTGCAATGTCACAACAAATTCTTAACTTATATAAAAACAAAGAGAACGATAAAGTGATGTTAAAAATAATTAAAGATACAGAAAAAGAAGTTTATAAAATTTATGATGAAGCTGTACAAGAAGAAAAACGTTGGGCGACCCATTTGTTTTCACAAGGCAGTATGATTGGATTATCAGAAAAATTATTACACCAATATGTTGAATATATAGCAAATAGAAGAATGAGAGCAATAGGATTAGAACAAAAGTATGAGCAATCATCAGCAAATAATCCATTACCTTGGACGACACATTGGTTGAATAGTAGATCACAACAAAACGCACCACAAGAAACTGAAATAGAAAGTTATGTAATTGGTGGTGTTAAACAAGATGTTATAAAGGATCAATTTAAAAAGTTTAAACTATAATGCCATCATACGAACCATTACCAGCAAGTTTAAGAATAGAAAAGAGTGAAATAGAAGGACAAGGTTTATTTACTTTGATGTTTCTAAAGAAAGATACAAATTTAGGAGTATCTCATATAATTTTTAACCAAGGGCAACACAACCAATTTCCAGATGAAATCATAAGAACACCATTAGGTGGTTTTATTAATCATAGTGAAGACCCTAACTGTACTAAAGTGAAAGAAGGCCATAAGTATTATTTAAAAACAATAAAAGATATAACTGGTGGTGAGGAATTAACCGTAAAATATAGTTTTTATAGTATAAATAAAAAATAATGCCAGAAGACGAATCAAAAAAAATACAAATCAGCTGTAGCAATTGTGATGTATCTTATTGGGTAAAATGGAAGATTGAAGAAGAAGCTGAACCAGAACATTGTCCTTTTTGTGGTGCTGACGCCACAATAACAGAAGATGAGGATGCGATATTTGATGATGAAGACGAAGACCAAGATAGTTGGAATTGATTATAGTTTAAGTAGTCCTGCAATTTGTATTTGTAAAGGACAATTTAAGTTTAAAAACTGTAAGATATATTATTTAACAAATGTGAAAAAATATGAAGGTAATTTTTATAATGGACAGATAAATGGCAGACTACATTTACCCTATACCTCCCAGACACAACGACACGACCAAATTTCAGATTGGGCGCTTTCTATTATTGATACTGCTATTGGTAATATTTTTATAGAAGGTTACTCATTTGGAAGTAAAGGACTTGTATTCAACCTAGCAGAGAATATGGGTGCTCTCAAACATAAACTATACAAACTCAATAAACGATTTGATATGATAGTGCCAGGTAGAATTAAAAAGAACGCTACAGGCAAAGGTAATGCAGACAAACTTAAAATGTATGAGCAGTTTGTAAAAGATACTAATATTGATTTAATGAAAGAATTTGATCAGACAAAACTCAACAATCCAGTTACAGACATAGTTGACTCGTATTATATCACAAAATATGGGTCAGAATCATAGATGTTCTCATTTTGTTCTTATAATTATTCCTAAAAACCTAGTAAAATCAACGCTTTTTGTGCTTGACTTTCTTATGTTTTTAGTGTATTATATACGTATAAATGATAAAAAACACTATGAAAAAACAAGTTTCCAAAGAATTATTAGAACATCTTAAACAGATGAACATCAAATCCCAAAAGTGGGTTGATGAAGACCCAAAACATAGATGGTCTTCAATGATTACAGAAGACCCAAAACATTGGGCAAATTACAAAATTTACACCCTAAAAGAATTTAAACATTATATGGCTGAATCTACACATTGGGATTTATACAAATCTATCAATGGAGTAAGACCTAGATTTATGCAATATCATTTAATGACTACAGAAGAAATTGAAGCAGAAAATGACGCTATGTTCAAAGAACAAGAAGAACAAATTGCTGCTGAAAAAAAAGAGAAAGAAGATACTATAAAAAGAGTATCACAATACGGTAATTTTACCGAAAAACAATTAGAGAAATGGAGAGTAATATAATATGAGTTTAGATACAAACATACATCCTTTTAAAGAGGATTTAGGAAAGAACCTATACAGAAAGAAAACTTACTACACCTTATGTGTAGAACAAGAAGTATTGGCAAAAAATAAAGATGACGCTGATAATAAATTTATGGACGGTGGTGGAATAAACCATTCAAACATTGGTAGAGATTTAACAGATGAAAATCAAGGTGTTGAAACCTATATGGTAGACGCCAACTATACAGATTCAGGTGATACTGAATATGTTGCTAAAGTTTGTTATGAAGATGATGAATTTGCTAAAGAAGATGGTTTTGTAGAATTAGATACCTATGCTTTAGAAGATGACATAATCAACGAAAAGGGAGATTGTGTTGCTAAAGAAAAAGAAATTAAACCTTTAGACGATTTAAAAAAAATTGTTGATGAACACAAACCAATTAAGGCAATATTATAATGATTGAAATATTAAAATTTATAGAAGAACTAGAACTATTACATAAAATGCTTACTGTTGACAATTCAATAGATGATGACCCAAGGAAGATTTTTACTAGAGGTAAAATTAGAGAATTGCTTGCGAAGTATAAAAAAATAGAGTCAGATTTTGACATTCATTTAAATTTAGAAAATGAAAGTAAGTTAGGAAAATAGTGAAATTAGGGGGATACAATCATACACAGACAGCTCTTAAACCGTCCCAGGAGGCGGCTATGAGAGGATTATTCCACGGAAATATGAGGAAACAATGAGAAACGGATATTTTGCAGTTGTATTGAATAAAGAGAGCTGTGATGCTGTGAGGAAATATTCCACGATGGAAGATGTAAAAGGAGACCATATTACACTTGCATATAAACCAGATGATAAAACTTATGAACAGTTAAACGGATTGGTTAATGAGGATGTTGACGCTTATATTAGTGAGATAAGATCAAATAAAAATATAGAAGCATTGTGGGTTGACGAAATGAACTTAACTAGATTTCCATCAATAAAATTAAAAAGATTTAATCCAGGCCCAGCACACGTTACAATATCACATAAGAAAGATTTTAAATCTGGTGACGCAAATAGTATGTTTAAAGATCCAGACCACCTTGTTCCAGTAGACCATACACACGAATTGGGATATTTGAAAGGTACAGTTAAATGGATATCATATGAGTGAAAAAATAAAAGAATTACAAAAAGAAGTTAAAGAGTTGGAAGAAGAAAAAAAGATTACCAATTCTCAAGCAAGAATTAATGATATAGATGAGAGTATCTATAATACAAATCAAAGTATTGAAGAATTGAGGAAATATGAAAGACATTGATATGAAAACAGAAGCACCAGAATTATACATTAATGGTATGGAGACTTTACCAGATGTAATTAATATGATTAAAGATACAATGGATGAAGGTAAAACTGAATCTGCTAAAGATTACTTAAATCAATTACAAGAATATTTAGCAAAAAGAGATATCAATATTTTAGAATTACAGGAGACAGGTGAAAAAATATTACAAGGACTTGAAAAAAATACAGAAATTTTAGACCCACAACAAACAGTAGTTGATAATTTCCACGAGTGGAATATGAAACAAATGGATAGATATGAACCTGTTATGGTACTAATGACAATTTTAGGACAAACGTTGAAGATTATGAAATCGGCAATGCCTAAACACCAATACGATTCAATTATGGACAACGTCTATGAGTCGAAGGACAGAATTGAACCGTTTACTAAACCACAAATACATTAATGGAGGAAAATGAAAACTTTAATGTCAATATTAGTATTAATCTGTTTAACAGTTAGTGCTAACGCAAATCCAGTATTGAACTGGTTTGAAACTGAAAAAAACAAAACAATTGAGTTTCAAAAGAAATCGTGGGCTGATGGCAAAGTGCAATTAGCAAACACAAAACAATCTATTATAGACCTATTTCACAAGGTAACTAATGTTACACAGGATTAGTGATTTCTGTAAAAAGATTGATAGTATCAAAGCCCAGGCGGATAAGTTGTATAATTTAAAGTATAACAACACTAAAACGCCTGGTCGGGATGCTGAGATTAACCATTTAATAGAAGATATACAATCAACGTGTAAAATCGTTGGTGCAGATAAGACACCCTATCAAAAAGGTTGAAAAATCAACGTTTTTAGAGAGCTTGACAAATCTGTTATATTATGATAGAATATATTACATACAATGAAAATAAGTGAGAAGGACGATACTATGGTAACTAAAGAAGAAATATTTGAAGAATTTAAGATTGCAAAACAAAAAGACATTGCAAAATCAACAACAAAACCACCTTATGAGAACTGTTTTAAAAACAGATTAAAGTTATTAAAATCTCATAGGGACGCAAAAATAACAAATCCAAAAGTGTACAGACATTTACAAGTAAATTTTGATAATCTAATACTTGCTTATTCGTCACCTGTACCTATTGACGCATTCTATAAGACAGTATTCAATAAGACATTTACTCAATATAATGAGTCTAAAAGAGTTGAAGATATGACAGAATTACAAAAAGAAAAAGATGAAAGACGTAGAAAAAAAGAAAAAGAAGAATTAAAGAAACAAAAAGCTGAAGATGTTAAAGAAATTACTATTAATTAGTTGTTTGTTGTTACTTACAAATTGTGCCAGTAAGCAGTCTTATATAGGTGCTAGCACCACCGCAGCTGTTGCTGGTACAGCGTGTTGGCAGTATATAAGTGACAATCCTGCAGTTGTGGCGACTTGTGCTGTTGTAGGTTCATTTAAAGGTGCCGATATGATGAATAGTGAAACGGATGATCAATTAATGACAAGAGCATTTGTGGATCATTTAGACAATGCACCTAATAGTCCAGGTTTTACAACGTGGATGAATCCTAAAACAAATAGTAATGGTATAATTAAAACTACAGGTTTCTATTTAAAGGGACCTATTAAATGTTCAATGGTTGAAGTTACACATAATCAGAATTTAGATAATACAAGATTTTTTGATTCAATATTATATGGAAATCCATATAGACAAATACAATTACACGAAGTTTGTAAAATGCCCGATGGAAGGTGGATGATGATAAATGATTAAAAATATTATAATTTTTGTACTGTTATTAATTTGTGTATCACAATGTGGTGGTAACGATACGAAAGCAAAACAAATAGAATTAAAAGCAATGGATAACTTTTTTGATAAACTATTGCAAAATGCAACACCAATACCTTTAGTAGATAAACAATGTTTGAAATATGAAGATTGTCCTAAATGGGATGGTAATCCAGATACTAAAATGTATTATGACCTAATGAAAGGTCTTAACGGCTCTGGGAAGATTGAAAAATCAGACTTCAATTGGAATGTTCATCTATATCTATGCCACCAAAATAAGTTGTTGGATAGTATAAACGGTGAAGGTGCATTTGAAAGACTTGCAATCATTTCAGCAAAAGACGGAATGATACCTTGTCCTATAGATAACAATCCACATTGGAATTATGATTGGGAAAATCATATATTAAAAGCTAGAGCGGAGGCAGTATGATGAATAATAATTTTAAAAGAATTGTTATGTTTACATTTACAATTATAGCACTATTATTAATATGTAATATATTATACGCTGAAGATTCATTTGAAAACACAATTAAAAAAATAAACATATTAGAAAATGGAAACAATGAAGTCACTTATGATAAAATACAACCTTTAAAAGACCAGTATTGTTTCATAAAAGTAAAAATTACAGAAGTTGATGGTGAAATCATCAAAGAAGAAGTTGTTGAATGTGCCGATGGTAGAAAGGCGTATGATGGACCAAGTTATTGGGAGTTATTCGCTATGTTTTATTATGGTGATATGAATACACCTGCCTATTGTAGGCATTATGAACGACCTAAACACGCATACCATAAACCTGGTAAAGTATGTTTAGACAAAAATGGAAACTGGGAGGTAAAAAAATAATGATAAAAGGTATAATAACCCTAGTAGTACTATGGATAATCATAGCTTTTACTTGGGATCCATTTGTATCAACAGTTGAGAAAACACAGGCTGTTGACAAAACTAAGGAATTAGTGTATAATGTGTTTAATAAAGCGAAGGAGAAAGTGAAAAATGAGTAAAGTACTCAAATATATAATAATTGGTTTATTAAGTGTCACGCTTGCAAATTGTTCAAGCAATACTTATAAAATCAAAAAAGAAAGCAAGAATCAGGTACTAAAAGTTCCTTCTTGGTATATGAAAGACTATTCCGAGAATAAAGAATGTGGTACTAAAATGTTCGGCAAAAAGAAAGACAAAAAATGTGTCTTCGGTGTCGGAACTTCTACATCACCTGACCTAGAATTGGCAATTGACAAGGCGACAATGATCGCTAAGGCTGAAGTTGCTGATAAGATAAAAGGGGAGATGAATAAGAAGGCAAAGATTTTTACTACCGAGTTAGGTAAATCTCAAACCAAAACTGTTGTAACAGATGTTGAAACAACTATAGTAAACATTATTAAGAATACACCAGTACGTGGTTATGAAGTATTTAAGCAAGAGGTAACTTTAACGAAAAATGGTTACTACCGTGCTTGGATAGGATTAAGATTGCCTATGGGACCATACAACAAGATGTACAATTATTCTTTAGAAGAAATAGTTGACGCTTACAAGTTAAAAGAACTTGCTGAAAAATCGTATGATGAAGTAGAGATAATTGCTAATGAGCAGTAAAATCCAAATATACTCAAAGCCTAATTGTACTTATTGTACAAAATCAAAACACTTGATGAAAACGTTAGGCTTTGAATACGAAGAACATATGTTTGGGAAAGATTTTACTACACCTGAACAGTTATTTGAGGCAATAGGTAAACAAGTACGAACTATGCCTCAAATTGTTATAGAAGATAAACATATCGGCGGCTATAACGAATTAATAGAGTATTTTGCCGATAAGAAGTTAGTAAATTACAAAGGTGAAAAAATATAATATGAGTGATGATGGACAATTAGAATTTGATTTTGGGTTAGAATCTAAAATACCCGATAATGTAATATTATTTCCTAAAATACCTTTACGAAGACCTAATTGGGCACAACAAAAATTAGACGCTAAAAAACAAGATATGTTGAGAAGACAACACAATCAGGTTTACGTACAGGCCATTACAGAACAATTAACTGAACAGATGTTATTAAGATTAAGAGAAGAAAACATTAACATAACAACAAAAGAATTTTTAAGTGACTATAAGTTGTCACTAGAGGCGCTTAAGTCTATGTTGCTTAGGGCAGTACATATGAAACACCCATTACAACAACGTGTAGATAGGGCGGTCAAATGTAAACAAGGAGAAGGTAAGGACGTATATGCCATTACCATTGACTATAACAAATTTTAAATTAGATAACAATATGCGTAACATTTATATAATTGCAAATATATTAATCTGTCTGGCTGAACATAGTTTAAGAGGACTAAACGCATGGACAAGGAGGGTTATGGGCGAATGCCTGAAGACACCTTGGGCAGTTTTGAGTAGGGACCTATCTTGCAATAGATGGACTCTTCCTGGAAGATTGTGGGTGAGTTCCAACAAATCCCACGACAGACACATATTGTTATCTAATTTAAAATTACAGAATTCCATAAAGCACTTTGGGATAATTGCTAGTACTGGCAAAGTTAGCAATTCTAATTATAATGCCACAATAGAAAAGGAGATTTAAACAATGTTTAAATTTTTATTTAAAAACGACTCATTAAGAGTTGTATCAAAATCTAAAAGAAAATCTACTAGAGGTAGAAAAACTTTATCAAAAAGAGTTAAAGTTTTAAATCTTTTAAACAAAGGCGAATCTGTTACTTGGAAGACTTTAAGAAGCAGATTTGATCTAGTGTCTCCAAGAGCACTAGTTGACACATTGAGATCAGAAGGTAATATGATCTATGTTAACAAATCAGCAAAAGGAACATCTTATAGAATAGGTGAACCTACAAAAGCGATAATCGCTGCTGGGATCAAAAAATTATATGGTACTCCGTACGCATATAAAACTGCCTAATACTCATTGAGTATAAATAGAGGTATAGGGGTAGGGAGACTTACCCCTTTACACATAACAAAATGAGGAGGCAAATATGCCAATGACATCCGCACAATTAAACGCAGGTATGGACACATCAGGATCAGGTGCTCCACTACTACACGAAATCTTACTAAAAGTAAACAACGCAAAAGACAAATCCCAAAAAATTGAGGCTCTGAAAAAGAACGATTCAGTACCTTTAAGACAAATTTTAAAAGGTGCTTTTGATCCTAGTATCAAGTGGGATTTACCAGAAGGTACGCCACCATATAGAGAAAATGACGCACCAGCAGGTACAGAACACACGTCCCTATTTACAGAAGCCAAAAGATTATGGCACTTTGTAGAGGGAGCAGATAAGAAAACTTCCAGAACGAAGAAAGAAATGATGTTTATTCAATTGCTTGAAGGATTACACGCTAATGACGCTAAACTTATGATTTCAGTTAAAGAAAAAGAACTGAATCTCGTATATAAAGGGTTAACAGACGCTGTGGTTAAAGAAGCATTTGGATGGAATGCAGATTACAAAACATCCTAATATAAATATTGTAGAGTGATTCTATAATATTTCAACTATAGGGTGTAGAACAAAAGTAGAACATTCTACTTGACAGATTGTCGCACCCTATAACCCTTTGATTTTACACAATTATTTACTCCATTTTTTGCTTGATTTATAGTGCAATATCTGATATATTAGTACTATGAAATCAAATAATTATAAGGAGAGATATATATTATGGGTAAAGTAAAACAATGGGCTGAAGATACAGCCGAAAAAGCAGTTGATACTGTCCTTGTTAAATTGACAAAAGGATTAATCAATAAAGAAGTTGCTAAAACTGAAATTATGAAGTTAGATGTAAATTTAGGTCTAGTAGGTATTGACGAATTTAATATAGATGAAGTTATTGATGAGGCCGCTAATGCGTAAATCATTTTTAATATTATTTCTAGTATTCATTTATACTTGGTCTTGGGCAATATTTAATGCTGTCAAGGCTGACGACTATAACACCGCAGTTATTGGACACGTTATATCTGAAAAAATTAAAGGCACAAATATTGATACGTCATATATAATGGAGCAAGAGATAGAAAAACTTGTACATAAGTTTGCTATTGATTCAGTATATATTTTGCAGGCATACCTTCCACAAATATTAGAAGGTGTTGCGAGTGATTTAAGATTAAAACTTGACGAAAAATACAAAAAGGAAATTTTAAATGGCGAAAACAGTAACTAAAAAAACTAGAAAAAAGAAGGCAATTAAGTTAAAGAAAAAACTTAAAAGAGAATTTTCTTTAAAAAGAAAATATAAGACCACCTACAAAGATATTAGGATTTGGTTTAAACAATTTAATGACACCGTATTTGAAGGTAAACTATCTCCATTCGGACAGGTAGAAATAAAAGATTTAGCAAGAGAAAAATGTATAGGACAAGTAGTGACCTTGGAATGGAAAAGAAAAGGAACAAGACTTTTTAGATTAGAGATGTTACCTGACTATCCTGAAAAGAAGGATTTTTTAGATACTTTAGTACACGAAATGGTACATTTATATCAAATGCAAAATTTAGGAGATACAGGAAACCATAACGATTTGTTTTGGTCGTTTGAACCAAAAGTAAACTACGTAGGTTTACGACTATAACAAAAGAAGTTTATATTATGAAAAATAAAGATGAAAAAAACCACATTGACGAATGGTTAAAAATACAAATTAAAAAAGGTATTGAAATCATTGATAATGTTTTAAGAAACAATAATAATAAGTGGGAATTATATTATACAGGTCATTTACAAAAAGACATTTTCAATAATTTTCCAGGCAGAACTAGTAAAAAGATATTCAAAGGCTATAGAGCACATTTGGATAATAATAAACTTTTGTTTGTTCAAAAGAAGTTTGAACATAACGGATATGAATATTATGTAAAGAGAGGTATATAATGAAAAAACTTGATAAAAAATCTAAAGACATATTGAAACTATTGGTTAAAGGTAAAGGCTTCTATAAGACGCCGATTGTACCTAAAGACCATACGGATGGAAACATTAACTTGCTTGTACCGTTGTACCTTGCAGGTCTTCTTTCCTTTCAAAGACAATACGACATCCCCCTTATAGGTCCTTCTAACGAACACCTAGTA